ATAAATTAAAAAAAAATGGATTGCTTATAATAGAGGACATTCCAGATATTACCTGGATTAATAACATTGTAAAAAATATTCCGATAGATTGTAATTGTGTTTATACATTCAGAGATTTAAGAAAAATAAAAAATAGATTTGACGATATTATGTTAATCGTGAAACGAATGTAATATTTTTTTTACGGAAACTATGATATTTTCGGGATTATATTTTTCTATTTTAGATGTATTTAATATTATAGCAGGTTTGTAATTTATCTCAACGATTTCGTAATTCCTAGAAATATTATTTATCGTATTATATTCTTCTTTTATATCAACTAAACTTATAGTTCCTGGATTAACGAAATTAATAATACCAAATTCTCTGTTTTCTATAATATTAGGTAATAATGGAAATAATGTATCAACGCATGTAATTGAAATGGTGCTATTTGATATTTTAGTAAAATTTATTAATTTTATCAGTAAATTTTTAGGATTTGAACAACTAGAAATAGGATAATTTATTCGCAAATATAAAACATTTTTATAAGAACTTATTAATTTTTCAAGATAAATTCTGCTTTCGCTATAAAACTTTTCATAATAGTCTCCCGAATCGTCATCGCCATAAATTATATTTTTATTAAATATCCCACCTGTACCAAATAATGTTAAATGTATTCCAAGTTCCCTACATATGTGGCACAAAGTTAGTTGATATGTTACATTTGTTTCTATCGTTTTTTCTTTATTGCTATCACACCAATCCGGATTGGATATACCCGCCGCGTTTATTAAATATTTTGGAGTATATAACATTAAGTCATTCTTTATTCCATCAACATCGGACAAACGATTATCTAATGTAATTACATTTTTGGTTTTATTCAAAATATTAGTAATATAATTTCCCAAATATCCACCACTTCCGAGTATTGCATAATCTATTGGTTTAACAAAATTTCTTAAATTATCTTTGTCTGAAATAATAAAATTAATATTTTCTGGCAATTGTAGTTTAATGTACGGATCTTTATAATGAATGTGTACCGTCTCTTCTTGTATAAATTTATCCGAAAAATTATAAACAATAATCGTGTTTTCTTCCAGAGTTAAAAATCCGTGTGCGTAATTAGGAGGAACGATAATATTATCATTATCACGCGATGCGGATAAATTAAAATATTTTGGTTTTAAATAATCTTTAGAATCAACTCGCATATCTACTATTATATCTAAAATAGAACCTTGAATACATGAAACTAATTTTGAAAAATTATTTATATGTAACCCTCTAAATACATTTTTTTTATTTATACTAATAGTAGACTCTACTGAATGAAAATTATCATCTTTAATTAAAAATAATAATTTTCCTCTTTCGTCTTTATACAACTTATGTCTTTTCATTTAATTTAGGTAAAAAATGTATTTAAATTTAAATCAACGAGTTAAATAATGAGTTAAATAGTTAATTAAATAATGAGTTAAATAGTATAATGAAATTTTTATTCTACGGTAAAACTGATTGGATTGGAAATCATATCTACAACCATTTAGCAGATAATTATAAAAATATTATTAACATAGGTGGTTCTTTGTATGATAATATATGCGATATAGAAGAAGAAATTTTAAGGGTTAACCCAGATAGAATTATATTTTTGGTAACACCTGAATGTAGAGGAACTATATATAACAGTCGTATCGACGACCCCATGCAAAATAGCAGTATTCGGCATAATAATATATGCGATATTTTAAATAAGCATTCCGTTCATTGTACATTTGTCGATTACTCTGATTATATGTATAATTTTGAAAAACTACAATGTACTGAAAAGTGCGAGCAGAAAATAATATCAGCAGACAATTTGTTTGTAAATTATTCAGATAATCTTTTACCGCAAGATAATAAATGGTTACATCTTAAAATTCAAAATCCTATCACCGGCGATTATCACCCAAACTGTCTACTTTCAAAACTTATTTCACATAATAACATATTTAACGTTAATACATCTTTTAGTTATATACCAGAATTAATTCCAATTTTAGTGGATATGGCAATCAACTGTAAAATTGGAAAATTTAATTTAACTAATACTGGCACAATTAATTTATTAAAGACGAAAATAACTTATAAATTAAAGAATGATCCAAATTTATATATTAAAGAAACGACGATAGAAGAACATTCAAATATTATAAAGGATAATTCTGAAATAAAATCATTATATCCATATATACAAACTGCGGAAGATGTATTAAATGTCTGTACCGACAATATGAAAAAAATATGCGCTCACATTGCTTACTGTATATGCTGTAAAAATAAAAATCTAAGATGTATATTGGATTTAGGATATCAACCTTTGGCGAACGAGTTTCATTCAATTAATGCAAGTAGTTATAATTATCCACTTAGGTTGATGAATTGCTCGGAGTGTTTTCATAATCAATTATCGCATATAGTCAATCCGGAAATATTATTTAAAAATTACAAATATGTAAGCGGTACATCCAAAACAGGACATTTGTTTTTTAAGAATAATGCAGAATTAATTCACAGGTTTAATAATGGAACCTCGGGAAGAGTACTCGACATCGCATGCAACGATGGAACACAGCTAGATTATTTCAAAGAACTTGGATGGCAAACATACGGAGTTGATCCAGCCGAAAATATTTGCCCAATCGCAAAAGAAAAGGGTCATAATATCATCTGTAGTTTTTGGGATCACACGTGTATAAATAAATTGCCCGAAATGGATGTAATCACTGCGCAAAACGTGTTTGCTCACACATCTACCGCGTCGGATAGTTTTTTAATTAATTGTAAAAAAATAATGAACGTTAATAGTAAATTGTATATTCAGACATCCCAACGAGATATGATTATTAACGGAGAATTCGATACGATTTATCATGAGCATATTTCATTTTTTAACGCAAAATCTATGAAAATATTAGTTGAACGGTGTGGGTTAGTTTTAAACCGTGTTTTAGAAACAGATATTCACGGACGCAGCTATATTTTTGAAATTAAATTAGAAAAAACAGATGATTGTAATATAGTTGAAGTTTTAAAAAATGAAGAAATGTTGGGGTTATATTCGCCATTTATTTATGATAAGTTTAATGTAGACGCAAACATAAGTGTTAAAAAATTATCTTTGGAGATAGATAAATATAGAAAAACACATAAATGTATTGGATTTGGCGCATCGGCAAAAGGACAGACCGCAATTTGTTATGGTAATATTGGGTTGGACTATATTATCGATGAAAATCCGTTAAAAATAAACACATTTTCCCCAAAATTAGATATACCTATCGTTGATGTAGAATATTTTATAAATGATAATTCTTCTGAAAAATTTCTCATTGTTATATTGGCGTGGAACTTTTCAAAAGAAATTATAGAAAAAATAAATAAATGTAGAGGGTCTAAAACAATATACATTATTAAAAAATATTTCCCAGAATTAATTATAAATAAATTGTAAATGTGTATTATTATTTATTTTACAAAGTAAATAAAATGTAACAATAAAAATTAAACAAACTCTAAAATTTCTTTATAATATCGAAGAGGTGGGTCATAATCAATTCTGTAATCACACTCTTCTTTTAATAAAAGTTTAATATTATTATTATTTTTATACAAATATGTAAAAGTATACGAATTGTATGTATGATTAATAGATAAGAATTTTTTTGTTATCTGTTTAGATTTATTGATATAGTTTATGGCAGTAGAAATCCCGTACTCTGTCAATCCGTCGAAATTACATACAACGTCGTATGTTTATATATATATATTATTTGATAATAATAATTACCCAATTAACCCATTAATGCCATCTTCAAAATTTATTGTTACTATCCAGCCAAGTTCCTTTAGTTTATTATTGCTGATATAATATCGCTTGTCGTTGAATGGTCTATCTTCTATAAATGTTATCCATTGTGTATAATCGTCAGTGTTTTTAATCTTTTTAATTAGCATTTTAGCGACATATAAAATACTATATTCCATTCCTTCGTCGCATCCAATATTATATATTTCCCCTAGTTTACCCTTTTCTAATATATTTATAAATGCAGTTGATGCATCATACACATTCAAAAATGCCCTAATACAACTACCGTCGCCTTGAATTGTAATTTTTTTATCTTGTCGCAATTGCTGAATAAATTTGGGTATAACTTTTTCCGGATACTGATTAGGCCCGTATACGTTGTTTCCTCTCGTAATAATAATGGGCATTTTAAAAGAATGAATGTAGGATTGAGCCAATAATTCTGCACCGGCTTTTGTTGCTGCGTAAGGATTCGTCGGGCATAAAATGCTTTGCTCGTTTTTATGATTTTCATTAATATCTAGCATAGATTCGCCATAAACTTCATCTGTTGATACGTGAATAAACTTTTGTAAAGTTTTACAATGTAACCTTACAGACTCCAATAAATTATGTGTTCCCAAAGTATTGTCTTTGGTATATTGTATTGCGTCTGTGAAAGAATCTTGAACGTGCGATTGTGCCGCAAAATGAATAACGTGTGTAATTTTGTTTGTTTGAAACATATAGTTCAATAAATCTAAACTTTGTAAATTGCCGAATTTGAACGTATATCGGTCTTTATCGTTTCTAATATCTTCGTTGATATTCTTAATTTCATCCGCGCAGTAATAGAGAGCGTCGAAATTTATAATTTTTATATTTTTATAAATATTGTATATTTCGTTAATAAAATTAGACCCGATAAATCCAGCCCCACCAGTAACAAATATAATCGTTGATGGTAAATCTTTAAAATCAGATTGAGAATTAGTTTTTATGTCGGCAATTTCTTCGTTTTTAGTAATTATGTTTTTTTTACGATAGTTCGGTGGCACTAATTCGTACGGTACATTTATGGGATGGCAGCATACCGGTACTATCGTAGGATTTTTTTCGTAATTTTTTAATAATTCTCTCACGGCATCTTTTATATGTCTAACTTCTGGAGCAAAATTTTCAAGTTTGGTCGTATCTAATAAATTATTTGACCTGTCGCAAGCAATAACTTTTCTCTGTTCTTCGATACTAAAATTTTTCCACGTAAATGATTGGTCTACGTATTCTTTGTACATTTCAAGTATTTCGTTATGCGAGATAACTCCAGGATTTGTCAAATTAACCGTGCCTACTACACATTTTTCCATCATTTTTAAAACAATTGGCAAAAGTTCGGGTAATACAGACATAGAGTTGGGAACAGAACATATTTTTTTATACTCTGTGATTTTTGTTATAAAATTGCGCGGGCACTCATTATCAACAATAGGCATTCGAATGCGTAAATTCAGGACAGTGTTTTCGAATTGATGCATCATCCGATCTGTAAACCCTTTTACTATAGAATACTCGGAACCAAAAAAATTTGGTATGTCGGATTCATTAAACCCTCTATCGTTATTATCGTCTATATAATTAAAAATACACCCAGTTCCCAAATACGTATAGTGTATATTTCTCTCTTTGCAAGCAATTGCTAGAGATATAGGAGAGAATAAATTATCTTTAATATTTTCTACAAGCTTCCCAGGTTGTTCTAAATAATCAATAGTTTTATATTCAGTTTCACCTATTGTTCCATGTGTTCTTCCGATGAAAGAAACAATATGCGTTGGCTTACAATCGTCTATCTCTTTTATTAATCGACGAGTATCGTCAACGCGTTCGATGCCTAATATGTAATTGTATTTCAGATTTTCCAGTAACGATGTAAACTGCGTTCCAATCCAACCTTTATGCCCATATACAAGAATTTGCATTATATTAAATAATACAATTGTTTTAAATCACAATATTTAATTCAAAATATTATGATTTCTCCGAATATTTATTCCAACGATAATAATAATTGTCTATTGCCTTTATAGTTTAAAATATCGAGTTCAATTGACGACGTTTTAAATAAGTCTTTTCCGTAAACATCCTGCAATAACAACCATTCGAACATTCCCCCGTTATAAATGTATACGTCAATGAACCCAAGGCCGATTAACTGGCTATATTTTTTATGTACATTTATGTCGGAAGAATTCATACCATAAATAATAATTTTAATGTTCTCTCTAGATGATATATATTTATTTATAATTCGTTCTTCTTCTGTTATGTCCAACGTTCCCCGAATTAAACACGACTGTTTATCAGTGGGTAGAGTATTTATTAATATAAAACTTTTACCCGAAATTGTATATTGCACATCTTCGAAATTAATATATTTACACTTATTGTTTGTATTTCCCATTAATGGTAATAATAAAAAAATAAAATAACGGTAACACAAATAACTACAATTGTAAACGATGATTAGTTAAATTTCACGATAATTTCAATATCTTCTTGTTTTATTGTTTTTGATGCCAGAATTGACAATTCTTCTCTCTTCTTTCTCGTCTTTTGAGTAGATGGTACATCGGGTTTATTTTTAGAAGTGCTGTTTCTATTATTCATATCTGCTTCTATTGCGTCATAATTATTTTCTATATATTTTATAACACCAGTTTCGAATGCCCATTTAAAAAAGTTCAATTGACCTATCGTGGTTTGAATGCTTGTATCGTTTTTATACGGAATCGATATTCGATCCCATCTACAGAACGGATCAAACCGTTTTTTAGAATACGACCTTAATTTTAGTTTATAATCAATGTATACTTTAAATCGTCTAACTTGATTGCCTTCAATTAATGGATATACCGTGTAATATTTTTTGGAATAATTGGTTGCGAACCAATCAACTATGCGCAAAGAGATTTTGGAATTTCCGTTAATAATTGACAACATTTTGTCCATATTATCGCCCTCACTGTAATATTCAATGAATTTATTCAATAATAATTCATTCTGGCTAGTGTACGAAGTCATTACATACCATAATTATTTATATTTAAGTCAAATATAAATAACTTTGCATATTTTCAACAATTCACCAATTCACCAATTCAACAATTCACCAATTCAACAATTCACCAATTCAACAATTCACCAATTCATACTATGCTAAACATACTTTCGTATGACGTCACTTGATATACTGTTAAGTAACAATAATATTCCCGCATGGAATGCGAAATTCGTGTCGTTAATATTAAAAGTTTTTACACCAGAGTATGGATTAAATCTTATTATTAATATGAAGCAAGTATAATAAGTTATAAACATTTCCAACTCATTTCTATATTTTGGATTAATGAAAACAATTCCAGTATAACCAACAACAAGCAGTAAAGTTGATAAAAAAAGACTATATTTATATAAATAAGTATGAAACTCTTTACCCGAGAAATCTTCTATTTTTTGCAAAATTCCCATATCTATATAATTATAAATTATTATTTTGTTCATGTTAATATTCTTGGCGCAATGTTCATAGTTATCAGTTCTTGAAACATTAATTTACACGAATAAGGGAGTTCGACATAACTGAAGTCTGTACGGTTTTCGCACATTTTACACAAGTGTATATGCTTTTCATCATTATACGATGCAATCATTCCGCACTTTTTGCATACGTGTACACTGAACGCGTCCGATGCGTCATACATCCTTCCGCGAGTGAAACGAGAGGCGCCGTGAGAACACATGCAATCTCGTTCCATTTCGCCGAAACGCAGACCGCCGTCTTTAGATCTACCTTCTGCAGGTTGTCTGGTCAAGTTCATCATAGGCCCGATGCCTCTGCTATGCTGTTTATCAGTTACCATATGTTTTAGTCGCTGATAGAATACAGGACCGATAAACACTGCAGTTTCCAATTGCTCT